TGCCGACCTGCTCATTATCCTTTTCTCCTTTCTCTGTCTATTTTCTTCATCATTGCAGGAGTTAGTTTACCTTCTCTGTATAATCTAGCTGTTTTTTTTATTTCAGCTTCTCTTGCCTTGGGGTTTTTAGCCCCACGCACATATTTCGTAGGTACTCCACCCTTTGTTTTAGGAACTGGTGGAAACTTACGCTTATTTTTAGATTTAGATTTGGTCTTCATACTCCTAGTTTATAGGTTATAGGCTGTTCGTGATGCCCTTTGTGTTACCTTGAATGTGTGTGATGGTGTGTGGCCTTTGAAATCAGCCTACTATTATATATTATACCCCCGTATATCCAATCTGTCAAGAACTTTATAAATTTTTTTATTGACAGAATCGAAATAGGGGTGTATAATAGATATTATATATCTGTGGCCCGAACAGTATATAACATATATTACATATTTATATCCGACACGTATATCACATATGTTAGATACATGTGGGGCGAATGTCCTTTCAAACCTAATTCCAATATTTTAGCATAACCACGTATATATACATATACACACCCCCCAGTGGCACATGCACATATACAACATATAGTGGGTATATGCCAGATATATGACCCATACATACTAGATATAGTATATTTCACAATGTGAAACATATAAGGGGTATGTATTTTCAAGATGTCAGACCAGTATGGGTTACATGTAAATCTGTCTTAATACTTTCAAATACATATCTCACATATGTTAGATATCCCCCCCTACACGTAACCCATATTTACTTAATACATGTTCGGCATTTGTTCTGTCTAAAATAAAATAATAATTAGACATAAAAAAAATTTGACAGAATCAAATATACATGATACATGTATTACATGAATAAAAGAAACGAGGTAAATATGGTTATTAAAGAACTAACAAAAAGCCAATTTAGAGACGAATTTGAAGAAAATGACGGCTTTAGTTATGACGGCTTAGGGGCGTTGTATGATTTTATAAATGAAGACACATCAGATAACATAAAATTAGATGTGGTAGAGTTAAGATGCACATATAGCGAATATGATTCAATCGAAGATTATAACAATGACTATGGAGTGAATTATACTAAATATAGTGATATTGAAGAGACCACAGTAATTGGAATCAATAATAATAGTTTTATAATCTCAAATCATTAACTTTAAACAATAGCCTTTAATAGGGCTATTGCTTAGGGTTATCCTAAGAGAAAGAAAAAAGGTGACTATGAATCAATACAACATGATTGCTTCAATAGTAGAAGCTGAAACGAGCGCTAACTTTGAAGAATTAATGCAAGATGAAGAGTTTAAAAAACTTTTTGAATCATTAATCGGAAAAGTAAACGGAACATCAATTGCCTTGCAATTATCGGAGTATGCCAATAATAATTTAATATAACTTTAAACAATAGCTCTTTGAATAGGGCTATTGCTTAGGGTTATCCTAAGAGAAAGAAAGGGTGTTAATATGCACGGAAGAAGCACGAATCTATTAAACTATGACGTGAATATTCAAGAAATATTCGATAATAAATCAGCTATTCCAACAAGAATCAGAGTGAAAGCTGAGAATTACAAACATAAATTAATTAAATATTATCCTGTCGAGGGTAATTTCTACGAATATATGAATGTTATTATACCACAAATTAAGAGTGATATTGTTGAAATGGAAAGGGGTTTAAATGTTTAATACTAAAATCGTAAAAAAATGGAACTATGGCAATTATTCAAGTGATAACTATGGAACGCACAGCATGGCATTTACTGATAATTTTCACAATGATTATTATTTCAGCTATGACACTTTAATCGCTTTTAGAGGTGATGAGGGCTTGATTATTCGTGAGAATATATGGGGTTCAACCACGGGGAAACATTTGAATTGGATTAATAAAGATAAATCAATTCGAGTGGATTCAGCGACCTTTGAAGCTAGATTGCAAAGATTAAGAGATAAACACGAAATTTTATCATAATGAAATCATTTGTTATAATATATGGCTCAGTAGTCTTTCTTTATCTGTTTGCGCTATTCTATGGGGTAATTGTTCAATGAAATATTATACAGTTGATTATTGCTCTGTCGGAATAGACGAGGAAGATTACAAAATATTAAAAAAAGTCTATGAGGGCGAGAATCCTACCCAAGAAGAGCAAGATTTTTTTTATGATTGGGTTAGAGATAATGCGAAAATAGACCAAATAATATTAAGTGGTGAAGATGATGAACAACCTTAAATTTAAAATAATGCTAGGTTGTATGATTGTTATTACCTTTATTTATACTTTGGTTACGGCATGAAGTATAATTATTTCTGGGTTGAGGGTTATTGGGATAATGATTCTGATAATCTCTTTGAATACAGGATTTCTACTGACCCTTGGAACGGTAAATTTGATTCAGATGATGAGCAAATTTTATATTTTCTTGATAAAGATGAAACAATAAAAGAAGGTGACGTTATCGCTGACGGATTTACAATAACAAAAATCATAAAATAATATAAAACATTTACGGGCTATCTCTTCGGGGGTAGCCTTTTTTCATTTGTATTTCATTAATAATTTGTTATTATGTTATCGGTGAACATAAGAATTAATTTGGTTTATAGGAAGTGCAAAGAGTAGACTGTAGAACATGATTTCCTTTTATCCTCCGTTAATAGTAGCTTCTGAATTGTCCAAATTAATTAATTTAGGTAGTGGGGGATATCTTTTTTCCTCCTTTTCTTTTATTCATAACTCCCCCATTACCAAAAATTTGACAATCTAACATTTTTCCCCTAATATAATTTTATTAAACAATCTAACATATGTTAGAAGAAATGAGGTAAACATGGCAAAGACCGTAGAAATAGAGGCAGAACAACACGAAGAACAAGTTGATTCTAAGTTGTTAAGTCTCATTGAGGATAACATCACAGAGATAAGAAATAGTGAGAATAGTAATACAACTATCAAGCTAATTGATTATGTATCTCAGAATGTTTTTCCTAAATTCAAGAATAAAGACAAAGACAAAGAGATAAAGAGTGTTAGAAAATATCTTCTAGCCGTCTATCCTTTTGATGATTCAATCGGAGTATCGAGAGGTGCTTACGACATGATGAATCAAAGAGTATCGAAGGGTGGTCATTTAGTATTCAAGAAAAGAATTACTATTGATAAAGATAAACTCCTAGATAAAAAAGGTGATAGGATTGTTATCTCTAAATTAGATGAGTTGCATAATAAATTCATTGACAAGAAACCTAAAGCGATTGAGGTTGTTGATGAGCCAATTACTATGCCACAGAATGAGGAGGATTATGTTCCTAGTTCTGATTTTAATGAGATTTCGGATTCTTACAGTAGAGCAGATTCATTAATGGAAATGTTAAATTCTTTGATGAGTTTGACTGACGCTGATTTCTCTGATATTTTAAATGAACATGATTTACAAGTATTTGTTAAGGAGAATGGTAAACCCCTCAAACATCTCTTTGATAGGATATTGGAATCAGGGAAGCGACAAAGCGAAGTTGCTTAAAAGTTTAAATGGTGGGGAACATATCGGTTATCCCTTAAATGAGTTCGTATTGGTAATTGACTAGCCATTTAAATATGGGTGGAGAAGAGTTTGCGTGGCTACCCTTAAATACTAGTTAAAAAAATCCATGCTATATGGCTTGGGTAGTGCCAAGCAGTGAGAATCTGTCAAAACTACCCACTAATAAATGCCAAATAAAAAATTAAAAAATAATAAAGAAGTCTCACAAGTCGATAAAAGTATTCAAGAACTCTTAGACCAGGGATTCATAGAAAGAGTTAAGTCTAACGGCTCAGCATATTTTGTCATCACAGAAAAAGGTTTAGCCCTTTATGAAAAGTTATCGAAGCCTACAATTACTTTTATTGCAGATTTTGATATAGACGAACCAACAAAACATTAATTACCCCATACAAACACACACGAGGGTTTTTAAAACCCCCTGTATGCCTCTTAAAACAGGTCAAAAAACCTTGATTATACTACGTTTTTATACTTCTCAGCTTTGAGTTGTTCTTTAGCCCACTGCCTATCATTTGGCCTGTATTCGACTTCAACATATCGGTTGATATCGTTTTCATCAATACTATTGCTATCAAACATGTTAATAAAAAAGCCGATAGATTTTTTAGTAATCCCAAACACATTCATAATTTCACCTCCTCTTAAATTATAAATCAATATCTATACAAAAATTACAACACTTAGATTTTTGCTAATTTGACAAAGCAGTAGTTACTATCTAACATAAGTGAGATGAGATACAAAGTTTACACACACAAGATTAAGATAGTGCATTACATAATAGATTCAGAAGATGAAGAATCTGCAAAGCAAATGGCTAGAAAGTTTGTATTGAGGGAAACAAAGCAAGTTCCTAAATTTGCATTCAAACGTAAGTATGTTAAAATAAAGAAAATACAGGAGTTAAAACATGACAAATAAAACCGATAGAGGAAAACAAATCCTTGATGAACTAGCCTACAATATAACAGATAAACTATTTTGGATATTTATTGAAAATTCAAATCCAAAAACTATTAATGATTTTATAGAGCCTGACCCTGACAATCCTGACGGAACAAGGAATACAGAAAGAGGCAGAGAATTATTTGAAGAGTTAGAAGAATTTGTGAGGAATACATTATGAGTTGTATACATAACGAAAGACTATTAGAACAATGGTATGAAGAAGCACTAGCAGAAACATTAAAACAATGTAAAGATGTAGCTAAGGCAGAAGAAGAAGCAGAAAAAATAGCAAGAGAAAGATTAGAAAATGACAGATGACCAATATAAACAGCCATGTCAAGAGTGTGGTAGAATACTATCTGAAGATGTATGCATTGAAATTTATGAACATCAAATAGACCAAGAAAATAATAAGGATATCCTAGTTTGTAATGATTGTAGTCAAGATTATAAATATGAATACAAATCAAAAGGATATGTTGGTCAAGGCGAACTTGACGAGATAGAAGAAAAACTAGGGCAAGGCGAAACAATAGGCGAAATAAAAAAAGAAATGCTATTTGATGACTTTAATTGTTATTATTCTAATAAATATTATCAAAAAGTATTGGCAAAAACTTCTGAGGAATACAGGAAGGATATATTAGTCAAGGTGAACTTGATGAAATATGGTTTAATCAACAACATGGAGTTAGATAATGGCAAAAGTTAAAGAACATCTACAACAAGAATGCGAAGACTTTATGCATGAAGTTGAAGAATCAATTAAGAAAGGTGAACTTACACATACAGAGGCTTTTGCTTATGTGTGGGAAAATCCTAAACACAAAGACTTATCATGGGATTTGTGTGGGTTTAATACAGAATATACGTCAACATTAAAAACAGATATTTTATCATGGATAGAAAGTATAGAAGTTCCTTGGTGGAATAAAATAAAGGATGTGAGGTTTTAATGAAATTTTTAGTAAAAGTAGAATGTAAATATACCAAAGATTGGTATGTAGACGCAGAGACAGAAGAAGAAGCTAAAGAAAAATATTTATTAGATGGGTTAACTTCTAATTTATATGAAAGTGAAATAGATAGAAAAGTAATAAAAGTAGATGAGGTTTGGGATAAAGCTAATGATGTTAGATGATAAAACTATATTAATAATTTGTGCTATTATAGCACTTTTTGTATTCTTTTACGTTTTATTTACGGCTGAGGATAAAGATGATGATGATTCAAGTTCTTGGTAATTTAGTATGTAGGGGTGGGGAGGGAAATTAGATGTTAACATATATATCAGATTTGTCAAATGGATTATAGATATCAATTAGAAATAGTAAAAGAATTAGATGTTCAAGGTAAACTTAGAACTGATTGTCCCTTTTGTATGAATAGAAAAACATTTGAAGTTACGAATCAAGACGGAGTGTTACTGTGGAATTGCTTTCATGCTAGTTGTGATGCAAAGGGTGGCAGTGGTGATAAATATTCAAAAGAAGATATTGAAAGTTTTATATCACAAGAAAAACAATTACATAATCATAAGTTTATTATGCCAAAAACTTTTGTTAATTTTGCAGTTCACCCCAAAGCTAGAGCATATTTAAATACATATGGAATCGAGAATACAAGTGCTAGAGTTATGTATGATGTAAAACAAGAAAGAGTTGTATTCTTAATTGAAAATAACGGTGAAGTTGTTAGTGCCACGGGTCGAGCATACGGACATTTTCAGCCTAAGTGGTTTAAGTATAGTAAATCAGATGTTCCTTTTACTACAGGCAATAATAGAGAGATAGCAATTATAACTGAGGATTGTGTGAGTGCTTGTTGCGTGGAGGTAAAATGTGGATTCACAGGCATAGCATTAATGGGAACAAGCCTACAAGAAAGTTTTATTGAGCACGTATCAAACAGTGCTAGTAATGTTGTGATATGTTTAGATAGAGACGCAACGGATAAATGTTTTAATATTAAAAAAAAGTTAGAATCAAAAGTAAATTGTTTTATATGGATGCTAGATGAAGACTTAAAATACTTTGAAGATTCTAAAATGAAAGAATGGAAAGGAAAAATATGCAAGATGATTTCATAATTATGTGTGCAGTTGGCTTTATAGTTATTGCTTTTATAAGTTATATTTTTGTATTCGGTGGCTTATAATGGGTAGTGTTTTAAAAAAGAAAAGACACAAAGGCCGTAGAAAAATGGGCAGTAAAAAACGTAGAGCAATGCGTAAACGCAGAAGGAGATAGCATGGGTGTCAGAGGAGGCCGAGTTAGAAAAGACAGTTATAAAGGATATGACGCTAGGGATTTTGTAAACATAAAAAAATATGATACAAATAAAATGTTATATTTGTTTGTTCCTAATTATGTAAGACAAACTTTAAAAAAGAAGTTAGACAAATATCAATTAGAAAACTTAGACACGTATAACACGGCAACATTTATTAAGAAACAGATAGAAAAACTATTTATAGAACTAGAAAGGAAAAGAATAGATGAGTGGTTTAGAACACACAAGAAGCACTACTAATAAATTTTATGAGAAAGTGGAGGGCGAATACATCCTAGATTTACAAGGGATAGAGACACATTGTATAGTCAATTCTGATAGATATGATGACATATATAAGAAGCCTACTATTTCTTATCATTTTACATTTGAGAATCATAAACTAAAACAGTTAGGTGATAATGACATACATACATACGAGCCTATGAAAGTTTGTCCAACAAGCGGAGTTAAGATTGCTAACTTTAAAAGAAAGCCTGAATATAGATTGCCTTTTAGTGAGACAGGATATAAGTCCCATTTTACAGGGTTTATAGATATGCGTAGCACGAACTTTATTGGTGCTGATGATGTAGTTGTAGAGATTAGTAAATGGCTAATGGAAAATGATGCAGGAATAAAAAGAAAGAAATATTTCTGCACGAAAAGATTTGCAGATGTTCCTATTGTTAGTATAATAAAAAAGTTATGAGATTTGTTTTAATATTATTATTATTTCTTACAGGATGTAGTTATAAATTTAAAACTAATGATGACAAAAAAAATAATTTAGTAGTCAAGAATCAGCCAGTTGTAGACAATAGAGAAATAACAGTTGAAGAACTTGAAGACTTGCCTAGATTAGAACAAATTAAATTAGAAATGCAAGAAAGGTTAGCAAAGATAAAAAATGAATAGATATTATATACAAAGATTAAGTGCCGAGACATGTGAGGATGTATTAAAAAAATACAATCCTGATAATAAACAAGATGTAGTCATAGTAAGAATGTATGATGAACCCTTTGATTTAAAAGTTAAAATTAGAGAAGCAATGTCCGAAAGTGAGTTTGAAACTTTTAAAAAGCTAGTGAATGGTAGTGGTGAGTTTAGAGATATCATAGATATTATTATGAAGAAAAAAGAACAAGAAACTCAAGAAATCATAATCAACAAACAAGCAGAAGAAAACAATCAGTAATCTAACATATGTTAGAAAAGAGGGAGGCAGTCTTGCCTGAGACCAATGGCAACGTTCGTAAATATTTATTAAAGTCTTTACTTAAAAAAAAATTCTACGATAAATTTCAAAAATATAATTTAGGTGATGTGTATAATCACAACATCTATAAGTGTATAGATTCAATCTACAAACATGATAAAGATTTAGATTCTATATCTACAGAATACCTAGCTGATTTTTATGACAAACAATACGGCTCTCGTATGGGATTCAATCAACTAAGTGGTGATAAAGATATTATATTTGGTTTAGATAAGGTGAGAGAACCAAACGAAAAGACTGTCGATTACATTTTAAATCTTACACACAAGCAAAAGAAAGCAGAAGAACTTACCAAAAAAAGTTTTGCCCTGGTCAATAACCCTGATAAATATGACTTTTCTGAGATAAAAACCTTTGTTCAAAATATTGGTGGAGTTCAAAAAGAGTATGAAAGCAAAATGGACAGGATTAATCTTGACCCACTAGAACTGATAGAGAATGAGGAAAAGTATGGCAATGTAAAATTTAATATAAAAAGATTACAAGATGCTACACACGGAGTTGGTGGTGGTAATTTTGTAGTTGTTTTTGCTAGGCCCGAAGCAGGAAAGTCAGCCTTTTGGATTAGTTTAGTCGCTAATAAAAATGGTTTTGCAGAGCAAGGCAAGAAGTGTCATGCATTTATTAATGAAGAACCCGCAAAGAAAACTTATGTGAGATTAATATCTTGTTGGACAGGGATAGTAAGAGATTTAATTAAAGAGAGAATAGATGAAGTTAGGAAAGAATGGAATCTAATTAAAGATAATGTTTTTGTTTATGATTCTGTGGATGTCAGTATGGATGATTTAAATAATTATTGTGAAGAGAACGAAGTAGATATTATTATTATTGACCAACTAGATAAAATAAATATTCGTGGTAGCTACAATGCACAACATGAAAAGTTAAAAGAAATATATAAACAGGCAAGAGAGTTAGCAAAAAGAAATAATGTTTTAGTAATAGGAATCAGTCAGGCAAGTGCTGAAGCACATAACCAACAAAGAGTAGATTTTAATTGGTTGGATAATTCTAAAACAGGAAAAGCGGGAGAGGCAGATTTAATTATTGGCATTGGTAAACCTAGAGATTCTGATAAAGATTATGATAGGTGGTTATACTTATCTAAAAATAAATTAACAGGAGAACACATTGACATTGAGTGTTCACTAAATCACACACTATCGAGGTATGAATGATAACAACACTAGACGTAGAAACCACATATCAAGAGGGAGACCCTAGTCCCTACAATGATAAAAATAAATTAGTATCTGTCGGTATTAATCAAGAATATTATTTTTTTAATCACAAAGATAATCCTAACGGACATGATAACTTTGATAAGATACAAAAGATTTTAGATGAATCTACTTTAGTTATTGGACACAATTTAAAGTTTGATTTGAGTTGGATGTATTGGGAGGGGTGGAAATATAATGGTGATATTTATGATACTATGCTTGGTGAATACATAATTAGAAGAGGCCAAAAGGTAGATGAACACAACAAATTAATATCTCTATCATTAAAAGAATCTTGTAAAAGAAGGGGCTTGGGTGTTAAGTCAGATATATTTAAAGCATATACAGATGACGGCTTTGGTATTGATGAGATACCTATGGAAAAATTAGAGGAGTATGGTCGTGTGGATGTAGACATAACTTATAAATTATACCAATCACAGATACAAGATTATCAAAGACCACATAATAAAAAATTAATACCTACTAGAAATATGTCGAATCAATTTTTAAGAGTTATTATTGAAATGGAAATGAATGGTAATTGTATAAATGTAGATAATCTATCGGACATAGAAAAACATTTAACTGAGGAACACTACAAACTCAAAACAGATATAACCAAAACTATCGAAGATGTTATGGGTGATACTAAAATAAACATTTCTTCCGGAGAGGATTTATCAAAAGTTATTTATTCTAGAAAGGTTCAGGACAAAGATATATGGGGTAAGTTATTTAATATTGGAATAGATAAATATTCAGGGAGAGCAAAGAAGAAACCTTACATGACAGACCCACAGTTCAGAGGAATCATAGATAAGTATACAGATTATGTTTACAAAACTATAGCCAATGACTGTCCTAAATGTCAGGGTGTAGGATTAGTTAGACTAATTAAAGTTGATGGAACGCCTTACAAATCTATGAACAAATGTAAAAATTGTAATGGCCAAGGTAAATTATATGTAGAAACAGATGCAGTAGCAGGATTTAAATATAAACCATACTCTTATAAAGATACTTGTGACGGTGGATTTAAGACAGATAAGTTTACCTTAGATAGGATTAGCACTTTTGGTCGTGGTAAAATTAAAGAGTTCGTAGATTCTCTAATGAAATTTAGTGCTAATGAAAAATTATTAAATACTTTTGTTACTGCATTAAAAGATAATGTAAGACCTAGTGGAATACTTCATCCTTCTTTTCATCAAGTTAGAACTGCCACGGGAAGACTGTCTAGTTCAGACCCTAATTTCCAAAACTTACCGAGAGACGGAGGTATAAAAAAAGTTATTGTTTCTAGATTCCAAGACGGAAAAATATTTGAAGTAGACTTTGCACAATTAGAATTTAGGACTGCAGTATTTTTAGCACAAGATAAACAAGGCATGGAAGATATAGCAAATGGCGTTGATGTTCATCAATACACTGCAGATATTATTGGATGCTCAAGACAAGAAGCTAAAGCCCACACATTTAAACCCTTGTATGGCGGAGTTATGGGTAATGAAAATGAGAAAAGATATTATAAAAAATTTTTAGAAAAGTATAAAGACATAGCTTTGTGGCATCAAGGTTTGGAGCAAAAGGCTATCAAGTATAAATTAATATCTATTCCAAGTGGTAGAGAATATCATTTTCCAAATGTATACAGAACTAAATGGGGTGGATGTAGTCATTCAACTACTGTAAAAAATTATCCTGTTCAGGGTTTTGCTACTGCCGATATAGTCCCCATAGCTTGTATAAATGTTTGGTCTTTAATGAAAGAAAG